AGGTAGAGTGGTAGTTGAAGAGGGCGGTACTCAAATAGTTGAGCCAGTCCTTTACGATGAAAACGGTACAGCTGCAGCTTATGCAGACTACACCCCAATTTCGTTGACACCACAAGATGGCATCACGTCCGCAATTTACGACTGGAAGCAGATTGCTGCTTCTATCGCAATAAGCGGTATCGAAGAAGCCAAGAACCGTGGCACCGAAGCAATCATCAAGTTGTTGAATGCTAAGATTATGCAGGCTGAAATGTCGATTAAAAAAGTCGTCAACGATTACCTGCTTAGCTCTAACGACGGAACCACCAACCCACTTGAATTCAACGGTATCGGCGGTTTCGCTGGTTCATTGAACACCGCAATTGGTGGCATTGATGCAGCAACTGAATCCTGGTGGAACCCAACTATTCCAGCGGGTATTCAGAACGCAACTTTGAGCACAGTAAACATGGCTAACGTGTACAACAATGCATCAAAGGGTAATGATGTTCCAGACCTCATCATCACCACTGAGCCATTGTTCAGCAAGTACGAGTCACTGTTGACTGGTCAAGTTCGTTACCAAGACGTTGCTAAGGCAAATGCTGGTTTTACAAACTTGATGTTCAAGCAGACCCCAATCGTTTACGACTTGGCAATGCCTGGCAACCAGAGTTCAAACGCCTCGATGTACTTCCTCAATACGAAGTACCTCAAGCTCACCGGTATGAACGGTCACTGGTTCACAACCACTGACTTCCAACAGGGAACAATAAATGGATTGGATGCTCGTTACGCTCTCGTAATGGCATACGGTCAGCTTACTTGCTCCAACCGTTCACGTCAGGGCTACTTGTCAGCTGACGCGTAATAGCTTAATTAGCTTCGGCTAGTTAAAATAGGTTTAGCTGGTGCTAAGAGTTGAAAGGTTGTCATCCTTCGGGCAACTCTCTTAGTGCCAGCTATTTCCTTTTAAATGGAAAATTTTGTATAGTATATAGATAACAAGTTACGAAGGATTAAAATATGAATAAAGATTTTGCACACAAAGGCCAAGCTTTAGCTGGCACAGAACCATATGGAACTATCAATACTGAAAGAACTGGCATTGAAGTTCAGGCTATCTTGCCAACCCACATTAGACCTGGATCTGAACCAGCCCCACCTAGTGGCAATGACTATGTTCACCCATATGACACATGTCATTTTATGAGACCATTGGATAATGGCGATAGCACAAGATGCGGTGCACCTAGAGCAAAAGGAACAGACTTTTGCATTGGCCATTTAAAAAGAAAAGAAAAAGAAGCTTTAAAAGAATAGGAAGATAAATGGCACAACCAACTACAAACTTAACTACTGGTATAAATTCTTATTATATAATTCAGTTAATAGAAAATTTATCTCAGTTAGATATTGGTTATGACCCTGAAGTTGACGACATTGACCAAGACTTAGTGCTTCAGTTTCTTAAAGAAGGATTCCAAAGAATTGTTTCCACCAATGCTAGGTTGCCATGGTTCCAATCAACATGGGCTTTTAACACCATAGGCAACCAGCAAAGTTATTACTATCCATTTAATTTGCTATCAACTTTTTCTCCATACATTGCAACATTTCCAGACGAAGACCCAGACTCAGTAGCGTATTCGCTTGAAGAAGTTAAAGAAGTAATCAACGTTGTTAATAATACCGATATGGGTAATGAATTAATTTATATTGACCACTTTAAAGCAGAATCAATTTGGGTTGGCGCAAACAATACGCCAAACATTCCAACGTACTGGTCGCTATGGGCTAATGAAATCTATCTCTGGCCAATACCAATTAATATTGATGGTGGATACCAGATGACCATGCGTGGTTATCGTCAACCATTTTATTCATGGCTAACAACTTCACTGCAATCAACCAGTGAAGATTATGTAGATCTAGATAACGAAATGACCATGTTGCTTATTAACTTTGCACTTGCTCGTATTTTCCAATTTAACGAAGATGCTGAAATGGCCAAAGTGTACATGGACCATTTTAATATGGGCATGAGTATGTATGTAGAAAACCTTACTTCACCTAATAGCAACCAACCAATAATTATGAGCGGTGGATTGCAACTTAATGGAGCAGCAAATAGAGCATACAACTTCCCTTATGGTGCCGGTATACAAATATTAGGAAGTGGCACAAATCCATTAGGAAGAGGCTGGTAAAAATTAGTGGCCGTAATTGATGTAACGCAGGTTATTGACTTCACTGGTGGTATTAACTTCCGCGCTGACCAGTTTCAGTTGTCAAACAATGAATCACCGGGGATGCTCAATGTAGAAATTGACCCACGCGGTGGTGTGTTTTCCCGTGCCGGCTATCAAAAGAAAAACGAAACTGCAATTTCTTTCAGTGGTGATTGGAAACCAAAAGGACTTTATAACTATAAGTTTACTGGTGCTCCACAAATCATGTTAACAACTGGATTTCAAGATGCTGCAACTCCAGTAGATGGTGCAATATATTATTCTTCTGGTGGCGATTTTGCATATTTAAATAGTGCATCAAGCACACCTGTTGCTGTTAAATCTGTAAACGGTGCTGGAATGACACAATGGGAACAGAGCATGTACTTTGCTCTTGGTCGCAACGCAACACAAATGTACAAGTGGACAGAAGGCGATACATATGCAACGGCTCTTGCTGCATCTGGCCCAACATGGCAACCATACCAATTACCAGTTGGTGGTTATATGCCTCGCGCAGAACTAACAATTGCTCATGCTAATAAATTATTTGTAGCTAATACTTACGAAAATGGTGTAGCATATAAAAATAGACTTCGTTGGTCACATGAAAGTTCACCAGAGAATTGGTTTCAAGATGATTACATTGACATCATTACAGGTGGCGATGGTATTCGTGGTATACAAATAGTTGATGGTCAACTTTTAATATTTAAACCTAAAGCAGTATATTTACTTATGGGCTATGACGCGGATTCATTTCAGCTTGTAGAACTTACAACTGTTCTTGGAATTGATTATCCACAGCAAGCAACAGCTGGTAGTGGTGGAGTATATTTTTTTGACTATCCAAATGGTTTGTTCTTTTATGACCGTAGTGGAATTCAAGATTTGTTTTCCCGCATCAGACCAATCATTTTAAACAATGAAGTTAACTCAGCATACACTGACCAAATAACATTATCATTTGTAAGAAATAGACTATGGATATCAATGCCGTATAGAAATACACTACAAGGTTCTCCTCCTGATTATCCATCAGTTAACTTTATTTTTGACCCAACCATTGGTCCAGGCGGAGCATACTCAATGTTCCAAACTGCACCATGGTTTACCGATGATGCAAGTCCAGCAATAGATGGTTTTGGTTTAGTATCAGGTTGTGACTGGCGCGATATAAATGACAACCCATATTATTTATTAATAAGTCCATATGATTCATATCCTCATGTTATGGCAGTTGATAATTATAGTTATACATTAGATGATGCACCAAATACTTTTAGTGGATTCTTTGGAACTTCTTACACAACTTCATGGTTTGAAGATAAAGCTTATGTCCAATTAAAAACTTTTATTCGTCCTTATTATGTATTTAAAGAAGTTGGACAACAAACAATAATAAGATTAAATGTATATAGAAACTATAATGAAAGTCAGAGATACGGTGGGACACGTGCAATAAGTTTGTCACCAATAAATGCTGGAAGCGTGTATTCTGAAGATGGAAGCGGCGGAGAATACGTGGATGGTCCACCAGTTCCAGATCCTCTTCCACCTAATGCAGGCATCTATGACGCTAATGTTGAAGGTGCAACAATTAAAAGAAAAGGTGTTAGTAGATTAGGAAAAGGTTATTCTATTCAATTAGAGTTTATTGGACCAGATGATTCAACTGACAACTTAAATAACCCAGGAAGAAAATGGGGATTGAATTCAATCGCCTACAAATTTAAAAGAAGAAAGATTAGGAGTAACTAACAATGCCAACACCATTTTCAGTACCAAATACATTTACGGTTGGTCAACCAATTACATCTTCTGCGCATAATGGTAATTGGCAAGACATACAAGTATTTGTTAATCAATTGCAAGCCGGCACCAACCTTAACAACGGTGCAATTGGAAGCGCAGAATTAGAAGACGGTGCAGTGACATCTGGAAAGATTGCCGCAAACATAGCTTTAACTGCGCCTATATTAGGTGCAGCATCAGCATCATCAATTAACGTTACTAATAGTGTTGTTTACCATTTAGGTTTTACAACA